CGTGACGTTTTCTGCCGCCAGAACCGCCGATATAACGATATCAAGCTATGCTTATTATGCATGGGATTACAGCAAGGATAAGCTTCTTGAGCGCAATATAAACAGTATTTCCGGGATGGTATCAAAGTATTGCAATAGAAATTTTATTGCTGACACTTACAGCGAATTTTATAAAGGCTTGGGAAGGCAGAGACTTGTTTTAAATCAATATCCAATAAATTATATTACGTCTATAAAGGTTGATAGTGCGGCATTGACAGCAGGTACCGATTATATCACGGCAGACCAGACATATCTTGACAAGGGAATTGTGTTTAAAAATGAGGGCTGGCCATGGTCGGGATACTTAATTGGTCTTGTTGGTGAGCCTGCTGCACCGGTGGATAACATTGAAGTAGTTTATAGCGCTGGATACACACTTGAGCCAGAAACATTAAGGACGCTTCCATGGGATTTGGAAGATTCTGTAATTTCAATGGTGGCTGATATGTTTGGTGAGCAGCAGGAAGGTACCGTTGGCCTTAAGCAAATGGTTCAGGGGAAATTAAGCTACACATGGGACAATGATTCATTGGTTTCGCAATACTCAAGTGTTCTTGATGCTTACAAAAAGAGGGTGATTTGATGAGGCTTACGGCAAGCGTAACAGTACAAAACAAAACCACTTCATATGACAGCGAGGGAATGCCTATCGAGATATGGACCGCCTCACAAACAATCGAACTGTCAAACAAGCAACCGCTTGCAGGAGAAATTGCATTTAATGAATATGGTATTTCCGATGCAAGGATAACAAATCTATTTTTCTTTAAAACATCTACAACTGCACAAGAAAGCGGCCGCATTGTTGATGATGAAGGAACATATGATATTTACCGCATTGAAAAATATCCAAATCATTACGAAGTTATAGTGAGACCGGTGGTGAGTTAATATGGCTACTGTTGACGGGGAAAAGGAACTACAGGAAAAATTAAAAAAAATAAATAAATCTGCAACGAACGATATTGAACAGGCACTTATAGATAGTGCCTTAATTGTAGAACAAGATGCAAAATTAAGTGTTCCAGTCGATACGGGAAGATTAAGGCAAGGCATATCACATGAATTAAAGGATTCGGGCACAAATGCCCCATATGCCGAAGTCGGTACCAATGTCACCTATGCCCCTTACGTTGAATACGGTTCTTCCAAAATGGCGGCCCGGCCGTTTTTGTTTCCGGCCTACAATAATAATAAACAACGTATTTTAAAGGAGCTTGCCAAAGCGTTTAAAAAAGGATGTGGTTTGTAATGCAAACAATCAAATCCGCCGTGTTAACGGCATTGCAGTCAAATTCTGCGCTGTCAACGCTTTATGGCAACAAATTTTATTTTCAATATCCGCCCGATTTTCTAAACATGCCCGTTGGAAGTTATTTTGAATTAAGCAATATTGGAGACTTATTTGCGGACAATCAGGAAATCGGGAGTGAAATAATATTTCAGATTGATTTATGGGGAAAGTCAAGTCTTACAAATTACGCATTAGGCGTAGATTCCGCAATGACTTCTCTTGATTTTTTCCGGATACAAAGCATTGATTTATATGAAAAGGAAGACAAGGTTTATCACAAGTCCATGCGATATCGCCTGGATTATTCAGACCCAAACTTTTAAGCATATTATTTAAGCCATCAAAATTTGGACTTAAACGATAATTTAACATCTAAAGCACTCAGAAATGGGTGCTTTTTGTATGCAAAGTCAAGAAAGGAAGTGAAATATTATGGCTCGTAAAGTCCTTATAGGCCTTGACAAGTTTTACTATGCGCTTTTAAACAGCGATACTACTGCGGGCGTTTCATATCAAACGCCAACAACATTAAAAGGTGCCATGACTGTATCCTACAATCCAAATTCAACAGTATCAACATTGTTTGCAGACGATGGACCATATGACACGGCTGAAGCTATCGGAGAAATTGATTTGGAAGTAGGCATTGCAGACATATCCCAGGAAGATTATGCCGCCCTTTTGGGACACACAATAACAGGCGGCGTAATGGCTGAAGACAACGACGACCAGCCTGTAGATTGCGCCTTTGGATTCAGGGCAAAACGCAGCAATGGCGGGTATTCCTATTATTGGTTCTTAAAAGGCAAATTCAGCAAGCCTTCTATGGACCATCAAACAAAAGCCGACACTATAACATGGCAAACACCATCCATGATGTGGAAAGGCGTTTGCAGAGAATATGACGGCAAATACAAATATAGCACTAGGGATGATGCGGACGATTATACAACCGCTATTGCCACAGCATGGTTTAGTTCTGTTTATGGAACTACAGCGGACACAACAGCACCTACATTTAGTAGCAGCGTACCGTCTGCAAATAGCACATCGGCTACACAGACAAGCAATATTACGCTTACATTCAGTGAGCCGATTTTGTCAAGCACTGTTACTGCCGCAAACCTCATGATACTTCAGGTTTCTTCCGCGTCCACAGTATCGGCATCTTTAAGCGTATCAAGCTCAACTGTTACAATGACAATTTCGTCTATTTTGACAGCATCGACAAGCTATAGTGTTGTCATGGGAATTGGACTTAAAGATGAAGCTGGAAACTCACTGTCTGCCCCTCAAACATTTGAGTTCACAACATCGGCTTAATATAGGCCGGTTATACCGGCCTTAATTTTTTAATATTTAGGGAGATATGTTTATGAACAAAGTTATATATGACGGAGAGGAAATTATGCTTGATAAGCCCAGGCATATTAGATTTACCATGAATGGCATCAAATATCTCGTAAAAAAATATGGCTCATTATCCAAGGCAATTGATGAATTGGGCAATGTTTCTGACGACATAACAGAACAAACACTGAACGTGCTAACAACTTTTATTTATGCCGGATTAATACACGAAGATAAAAGCTTAACCGAAGATGATGTTGATAATATTATCGACATAAAAAACATTGGTGGCTTATCGGGGAAAATAATGTTAGCGATGAGCAATTCACTGCCAGATTCAAAAGAGGGAAACGGGTAGGCCCGGTCACAGAAGAAAAAGATTGGGACTGGGCCTATTTGATGCTAGCATATGTAAAAACTGGATTGACGGAAGAGTCTTTCTGGTTGTCAACTCCTGGGAAAATTATAGCCATAATAGATAAATATTTTGAAATGCACGGAGAAACAGTTAAAAACGATACTCAAATAAACAGTTGTTATATTGACCAAGTTTTTCTTTGAGGTGGTGGCGCTATGGCAGAAGATGTTGGAAGTTTGATAGTGCGAATAAAAGCTGATTTAAGCGAGTTTTCAGCCAACATAAAGAAAGTACAGGAAGAACTAAAAAAAGTTTCCAGCGACTTTCAAAAAGCTGGAGAAAAAATATCCAAAACAGGCAAAGATTTAACAAAGTTTGTCACTACACCACTTATAGGAATTGGTGTGGCCGCCACAAAGATGGCTATGGAAGCTGTTGAGTCGGAAAATTTATTTTCTGAATCCATGGGACGCATGGCCGATTCTGCACGTGAATGGTCTGAGGGATTAAGGGATCAGCTTGGGTTAAATGCTTACGAAGTACGAAAAAACGTTGGCACATTCAATGTTATGTTTGATTCTATGGGAATTGGAGAACAGAAAGCATATGATATGGCAAAGGGATTGACCCAACTGTCATATGATATGGCCTCGTTTTATAACCTAAAACCAGAAGAAGCGTTTCAAAAGCTTCAGGCGGGAATAACGGGAGAGGCGGAATCATTAAAACGCTTAGGAATACTAGTAGATGAAAACACAATTAAGACATACGCTTATCAGAATGGTATAACCAAACAAGGGGAGGAGCTCACGCAGCAACAAAAAATTCTTGCAAGATATGGTGCTATAATGGAACAAACATCAAAGGCACAGGGAGACTTGGCGCGCACAATGGACAGTCCGACAAATCAGTTAAGAATTATGCAGGAACAAGCCAAAAATCTTGCTATTGAAATAGGAAACAAGCTTATACCGGTATTTCAAAAAATAATGAGCCGCGTAAGCGATGCTATTAAATGGTTTTCCAATCTTTCGGACGAACAAAAAGACCTTGCAATAAAAATAGCGGCCGTAGCCGCGGCAATTGGGCCCCTAATGCTAGGCATAGGCAAAATAATATCTGGCATCGGAAGTGCTATTAAGGTTATTGGAGTGCTAAAAGCGGTGCTGCTTACGGCGTTTGGAAATCCCGTTATACTGGCTATAGCAGCCGTAGCCGCGGCAATTGGTGCCATTGTAATCCTTGTAGGGCAATACCAGAAAAAGATTAATTCAATCAAGGATGAAATCATAAAAGGCTTTGAGGAGGAGAGAGACGAGTCAATAAAGGCTGTCGAAGAGCAGCATAAATACAGGATTGATTCTCTCAATAACCAATTGGATGAAGAAAGTACCATCCATGACGAAAGATTAGGCAGAATCCAGGATGAGTACGATGAGGAAGTAAAGTCCATTGACAAAAAAGAAAAAGCCTGGAGAAAAAGCCTGGATGAAAGAGAGGATGCACTCGAAACAGCACATGATGATGAAATCCAAAGAATACGAGACGAATATGGGGTATTCGAGGAAAAGCAAAAATCTAAAACAGACCTAATACGAGATGAAGCAGACGAAAGAAAGGCGGCACTTGATGATGTAGAAGATAGATATAATAAGCAAATGGATTTGATAGATGAAGTTATGAAGCTTGCGGAAGATGCGGCGACGCAAGAAGAAAAATCTTTCGATAAAACTTACAGTGCCATTCTTGACAAGGCCAGGGAAATACACGATGAAAAAATTATGATGTACGAAGAAGAATATTTGAAGTCCATAGGCTTAATTAATTCTGATTTGGCAGAAAAAGTAAAAGGATATAAGGAAGAAATAAAAAAACTTGAGGACAAAACCGATGAAGAAAACAGAATTGAAAGGGAAAAACGCAACCATGATACAATACTTAGGCTTCAGGAAAAGGTTGCAAATGCTAAAGATGACGAGGAGCTCACAGAAGCAAATAAAGATTTGGCTGATGAAATTAATAGCCAAAATCTTGAGAGAGAACAAGAGAATAGGCGCATTCAAATCGAATCTCTCAATGAACAGATAAATGAAGCCATGAAAGCGGCCGAACAAGAAAAACAGAATGCCCTTACGAAACTCACCGAAAAAGTAAATGAAGAAAAGCCAATACTTGAGCAGCAAGCCAATAATGAAATAGAGCAAATCGTAAGAGTCGGAGTTGAAAAGAAAAAAATAGAAGATGAAAAACTTAGCGATGTAAAAAATAGAGTTGAAAATGAAAAAATTGAAATTGACAACAAGGCTAATGCTGAGATAGCAAAGGTGCAGGAAGAACGGATAGCAAAGGAAGAGGCGGAAAACGAAAAATATGCCGCAGCCAAAAAAACATTGGATGATGAAGAAATTGCGCTGGATAACTTTAAGGAAAATTACCAAAAGAAGCTTGATGAGCAGTTAATATTAAAACAGCAACTTGAAAATGATAAATTTAAAGCAACTGAAGATCGTCTGAACAAAGAGCTTGAGGCGGAGCAAAAAGCCATAGAAGAATCCACAAAGCTTGCCCAGGAACAATTTGATAAGAACATTAAAGACGCAGAAGAAAAGGCTAAGGGGTCATACCTAGAATCATTGCCAGAAGACGAAGTAAAAAGAAGAATAAATTCCATGTTTGGTTTTGGCGTGAATCTTCCTGGTTTTGCCGACGGTATACGGAACTTTAAGGGCGGCGCAGCAATAGTAGGCGAAAGAGGACCCGAAATTGTAAACCTTCCTCGCGGTTCTGACGTTGTTCCTAATAACAAATTGCAATATCCAACTATAAACAACTATTTCAGCATAGATAATCTAAGCGTTCGAGATGACGGCGACATAAAACTAATTGCCAAAGAGCTTTATAATCTGCAAGAAATAAGAAATAGGGGCAATGGGGTGGTGGCTACAACATGATTGGATTTTCTTATAACGGCACTCACAGCCGCACATACAGCATAATAGCAAAATCAGTTAACCGTCCAATGCTTCCAGCCCTAAGAAGGCGGGAAGTTTTTATTCCTGGACGACATGGCATGTTTGACTTTGGAGAAAACACATTCGACAAAAGAATAATAGATATTGAAATAAAATATATCGGTTCAAGCCTAAGCAATTTAAGGAGTTCCACAAGAAGTATTTCTGATTGGTTGAGCGGATATGACGGAGAACAGCAACTCATATTTGACGATGAAACGGACAAATATTATCTTGCTAAAATTTATTCCGATGTCGGGCTGCAGAATTTATTTTTATTAGGGCAGGCCACGTTGCAGTTTGAGTGCGACCCGTTTGCATACAGCACAACATATCGTGGAATCACAGCAACTGTAACTGCATCAGGCGATATTGTAAGCGTTTCAAGTTCGGGAACGTTTGAAACATTGCCAATTATAACACTGAAAAATAATGGCGCGAGCGCAATAACTACATTTACGCTAAGTCGCGAGGTTTTAATATGAAAGGATGATGACAAGTGGCAGCAATAAGCAATTATATTGCAGACCTTTATTTAAATTTAGCCTTCCGCGGAGCAGAGTGGACGGCAATAGCAACAGTATATGTTGCGCTGTATACATCGGATCCGGGAAAAGCAGACACCGGGACAGAGCTTTCCAGCGCTGGCGGCACGGCATACTTGCGCCAATCTGCTGCCTTTGATGCGCCAACGGCCGTAAGCGGCATTGAAACCATACAGAACACTACTGACATAACTTTCCCGGTTGCCACTACAGACTGGGGCAGTATTACACATGTTGGATTAAAAGACACGGCAGCGAGCGGCAGCGGCAATCTTTTGTGGTTCGGAGCGCTCACTACCGCAAAAACAATAAACACCGGCGATAGATTAAAGTTTTTGGCCGGCGATTTGATTATTAATATTGAATAGGGGGAATGTTTATGCTTACTACATATTACCCAGCAAAAATAAACAGTCCTCAGACTGAAACCGTATCAGCCATTGATACTGCAGCTACAACAATAACCGTTGTGGATATATCGGCCTTTCCTACTGCCCCTAACCTTGCCACGCTTGGCATTGATTCATCGGCCGAAACGATTTTATACACCGGCGTATCCGGAGATGATTTGACGGGCTGTACAAGAGGATTTCAAGGCGATATTTCGGCATGGTCGGCAGGTACAAAGATAGCCAGGTATTTTACGGCATATGACCACGATACGGCAAATGAGAACATTACCACTCTTGACACAAAATCCATGTGGGGAGGGATATAGATGAGTGATATAAACAAAAAACTTGCGGCGGGTGCTTTTGATGTTTCGACGGGTTCAACTACATTTTATACCGTAAATACAGCCGCAGGCTCATATTTATTTTTAAAGTCAATGTTGATATCGAATATAGGTACATCGGATGCAACATATACAATATTGTTAAATGGCGATGCGTTTCCGTTGTCTGCAACGCTTACCACTACCGACAAAATGATAGCCGTTCCCTTTCTTGATGCCGTTATTAGTGCGGGTGGAACAATAGGAGGATATTATAATTCGGCAAATGCAACATGCAAGTATTATATAAGCGGCAGGGAAATCGTACCTTAAGGCGGTGATTGTATGTATTTTCATGGAAAATTGTCTGCGTTTAAGATTAATAATTATAAGATTAATAATTATAAGATTAATAACTATAAGATAGGCAGATACAAAATAAACGGCGGCTTCTCTACCACATACGATTACACTATCCCTACTACAGTAGTAGCCTCTGCATATGATACAAGTGCAGCAGCAAGACCACAAAGGTTGAGTAATGGGTGGTGGGTATGTTGTGCCTATGATAGCACTGGAGGTCAAATAAGATTTTATAAATGGCAACCGCCATATGCCGTTGGAACATGGAGCCAATTATGTTATCGTACCTTTGGTAGTGCATGTAATGTATCGCTAATAAGCCATGATACAACAGTATATGCACTTATAACATATTCACATAGCGGAAGCCATGTATATTGGGTAGGTTTTGATGCCGCCACACAGACCAATATCGACTTAACACTTAATGATAATATAGAAAGCGGGCAAACAAGTATAGGTCTTATTTCATCTATTGCAATAGATTCCTCCGGCAACCTTACCGCAGCATGGGCAAGCAAAAATAGCACATACCCCGACAGCTTTAACATACGTTCAGCCAAGTCACCAGATGGCGGTACCACATGGACTAAACAGGATGGTACAGCAGGAGTAGACCAGATGACAACTGAAAATTCTGCTGGTGCTCAACATTATAATCCTTGCGTAATATATATGTCAAATAGCAATCCTGCTATAACAGAGGATTATGTAAATGGCGGAATATACAGAATAAGATGTATAGCGTGGAATGGTTCGGCTTGGAATTCTTTTGTAACTGTATATTACGGAGACACCTATGCCCAATCCTCTCCCTCCGCAGTAGTACAAAAATATGGTACATATGCCGGTAATATAGGCGTAGCATGGCATGGATACGGGGCTACACATACCACCACATATCACATATTATTTAAATCATCGTCTGACAATGGGGCAAACTGGGGCAGCCTTATTGATGTAGCAGTAGGGCAAAACGCAACGCTTACCTGTGACCAGAGCGGCAACTACCATGTGACCTATGAGCGCAGTAGTGTAATATACCGTAAATCATCCTCGGACGGCGGGGCAACATGGAGCGCAGAGGTAATCGTTGGATTAAAAGCACCTAGCGGGAATTGGCTTTACCCTTCCGCAGTGGGCACAAAGATATATTGCAAGCAAGTTGCCTCGCCTTATAAAATGTGGATATATGATACAGTAACCGATACATGGGATGAGTCGAGTGGGGGTACGCCTAGCGGGGATTGGAATTATCCAGTTGCAGTGGGCACAAAGATATATTACAAGCAAGTTGCCTCGCCTTATAAAATGTGGATATACGATACTACAACCGATACATGGGATGAGTCGAGTGGGGGTACGCCTAGCGGGGATTGGGATTACCCTGCCGCAGTAGGCACGAAGATATACTGTAGGCAAGTTGCCTCGCCTTATAAAATGTGGATATATGATACAGTAACCGATACATGGGATGAGTCTAGCGGCGGTACGCCTAGCGGAGCATGGATTTATCCAGTTGCAGTAGGCACGAAGATATACTGTAGGCAAAGCGCATCGCCCTATAAAATGTGGATATACGATACTACAACCGATACATGGGATGAGTCTAGCGGCGGTACGCCTAGCGGAAACCGGACTTACGCTGCCGCAGTAGGCACGAAGATATACTGTAGGCAAAGCGCATCGCCCTATAAGGCATGGATATACGATACTACAACCGATACATGGGATGAGTCGAGTGGGGGTACGCCTAGTGGGGATTGGTCTTACGCTGCCGCAGTAGGCACGAAGATATATTGTAGGCAAAGCGCATCGCCCTATAAAGTATTTGCATACGACACAGAAACCAACATATGGATAGACAGCGGTGGTACTAATCCGTCAAGCTGCGATAATTATTTTAACTTTGAAAAGCCTATCACTATATTCAAGGATGCTTCGAGCGTAAGGTTTACAGGTAAGTTTACCGTGGAGGATTAACTATGTTTAATCGAGCAGATTTTAATAAAACTACATTTAACAGACCATTATATAGCAATGTATTTGTTGCGGCACTTCTGTCCGGAGTCGGTGATATATATCCCAATGCGGTTATTGATGCTGTCGGGCACGCACTGTTGGAAGGACGTGGAACGCTTGAGCTTACAGTGTCGCAACAAGGAGAAGTTTTGTTGTCTGGAATAGGCGGTATATACGCTGAAGCCTTAAAAGAATTATATGGAAACATACTGCTTGAAGGTTTAGGCTCAATATATGCCACTCCGAGCAGATATCAAGTCAAGGCAATAACATATTCCGGGGATTTCACGGTTGACGGCACGATAGTAATAGACATGGACAAAATGACGGTAAAACTAAACGGCCAAAATGCGCTGAATGACATAACTGGAGATTTTTTTGGACTTCTTGCGGGTGAAAACGAAATAACGTATACCGATGATTCAACCAACAGAACAGTTAGAATAACGGTAGAATACCGTGATAGGTGGGTGTAAAATGATAAAGGTGCTTAATTCTGCAAATGAAACACAGTGTATTCTTGAAAATATTATAAATCCAATAATAACAGAGGAAATAAACAGAGAATTTATATTAAGCTTTACCACTGTAATAGACGGCGATAAATCCGACAATGTAATTGAAACAAATAAAATTGAAGCCGATGGAAATTATTTTAATATTGTGTATTACAAAAAACAGCGCACCGCAGACGGATTGTTTATAAGCGCTAACTGCGAGCATGTAAGCTACAGCCTTATCAATGAGGCTCTAACCGCCGGCTTTACCGCTACCGGTCAATTTTCCGCCATAGCGACAACGTTGTTTAGCGGTACCGGCTTTACCGTTGGAACGGTAGAGATAACGGCCAGTGAGACAATAAGCATAAACGAGGCCACAAACAAAAGGTATGTATTAATGCAACTTCCAGAACTATTTAGTGGCGAGTTGAAGTTTGATAAATACGAAGTATCACTGCTCACGCGCAGGGGAGCAGACAGAGGCGTACAGTTCAGGTATAGAAAAAATCTGCTTGGCGTAACTAAAACAGTCGATAATCGAACAGGAACGCCCGTGATATCATACGAGGTTGATGTCGCAGAGCTCGACCAATTGCGCGCATATGGGGACTCGGAACACTATGAGCTTGGTGATACCGTACTGGTATATGATACAGACCTCGATATAAACGTATCGACTAGAATTGTAAAATATGTATATGACGTTGAGGACAGAACAAACAGTGAAGTAACGATATCAACGCTTGTCCCTGACTTTGCAGATACAATATCAACTCTGCAAAAGACAACCGTCGTAAAGGACAGGATATACAATGGTTGCTCAATAGGGCCGGAAGATGGGTTTGTTGCGGAACGCTCTGATAGTAAGGCAAAAACAATAATGAACGCTACGGAGGGCATAAGCATATATGGCGATACTGGAGGCGGCTTGACAAGAAACTTTTATGTGGATATAAACGGTGTTATACAGGCCAAAGACATAAATATAAGCAGCTCCGGCACATTTGGGGGCAGCATAACCATAGGAAGCGGCAATAATGTGTTTAAAGCCGACAGCAACGGAATATACCTTGGTAACGCCACTTTCGCAAGTGCTCCGTTCAGGGTAACGATGACGGGGGCTGTTACTGCAAGCAACCTCAATATGACAGGAGGAAGCATTACGGCGGGTCAAATAACGGTAACTAGTGATGTTACGGTTGGAAATACTATTTATGTTGGCAGTGCAGGCGCATATAATAAAAATATAGTATTTTTTAACAGCGGAGGGGACATTGCGGCCATAAATCTATCAAGCAGCGGAACCCTTGGGGTGTTAAACACCGCGGATATTATTATAGCATCTGATGATGATATTGATATAATAGCTGGAAGTTC